ACCTCATCAGGACTAAACATCAACTCTAGTTTGACCATGAACAACAATTCACTAACCAATATAGCTGCATTAACGTTAGTAGCTCAATCATCTCCTCCTGCAAATCAAAGTGTATATGTTTCAGGTAAAGATCTTTATTTCGTAGATGGAGACGGTAACAACGTGCAGATGACGACGGGCGGGGTTGTTAATGCCGTGTCATCAGGTATTTCTAACGGTACAGCTACAGCATCCTTCGTATCAAGCGTATTAGTTGTTAATACAGCTGTGAATACCCCTGCCAATATTCAAGCAGGGTCTATTAAGATTGGAAACA